TTCGGCTGGAAGGAACTCTCACCAACGGCACGAACCATCTGCAACGGAACGTACGGGCAATAGAAAATACCAGCGTCATAAGGTGAAGAGCCTTTGTAGCCAACAACATAATACTGTTGAGTTGAGGCACCCGAGCCGGCGTACGGCACGCCCATATTCGCAAACGGGTCAACATAGACTTTAAAGCGACCATTCAATGTACCAGCGAATGTGTTGCCTGTGGAATCGACATTAAGATTGTCAGATAGAGCGGACTGATAGTCGAGTAGACCGGCCATCGTCAGCGCAGAAGCGACATCAGCAGATGTCATGATGATGTTACCCTTACCGCGTCGTGTGTCACGAGCAATAACGTTAGCATCACGTTCGATAGCAAACATCAAACCTTTCCAGCGTTCAACTGACCAGCGACCGTTGGAGTCTGTATCCAAATCAAAGATACCGGATGTTGTTACGTTAGTAGTCGCACCCTTCTTCGCGTTTGAATAAATCGTCCTAATCACTTCTCGGTTGATTTCAGCAAGGATTTCAGATGACAGAATATTAGCTAGTTCTGTCTCAGCATCCAGACCGTGAATCGCTTTCAAGTCTTGAGCAAGTTCCATCGTGTATTCAGCTTTGAGCGCACGGGACTTCGCAGTCACGGTTGCTTTATCAATACTGAATGCCATCTGTGCGAACTGAGTACCGGCGTCAGAGTTACCAAGAGCTTCAGCAGCTGCTGTGGTCATACCTGTGCCTGTTGCATAGTTAGCAGCACTAATGGCGGATAGAACGTCAGTACCGACCTGAGTACCTGTTCCAGCAAACCCAGTGTTTGCTTCGTTAAACAGAGCTTCTGTACCAGTCTGTGTGGTATAACGCGCCTTCATCGCAAAGATAAGTCCAGTAGGACCAGTCATTGGCTGTACGCCGCAGACATCATAAGCGATTAGTGAAGGCATGGCACGACGAACCAGCGAAATTAGGATAGGATCCCAATTGCCGATACCCGAGCCCGTTCGGTTAGCAGGTGTAGCTTCTGAAAGGAATTCAGAATCCTCTCGCATAGCTTTTTCCTGGTTCTCTAAAATTACAGTTGTAACAGCACGTCGATACGGATCCTTAATCTCTGGAAGATCAGGATGTTGTAAGACTGGCTGCCATTTTTCCTGTAGGTGTTCAGTTTGAAACATTTTTACTTACTCCCTATTGTTGTTATTAAGCAGGCCGCTCAGACCCGGCGCCAACTCCATGCTTCTGGCCTCGGGTTATAGCAGTCAAATAAGCAGCCATATTGTCGGACACGTTTACTTCTTCCGTATCGGTTCCGGCTGTTGTGTTGTTGTCATCTTCAATTGAATTCGCAGAAGCTTTCGGAAAGTATGATTCTTTAAGTGTAGTAACTTTCTCTCGATAGTTTTCTTCACTCTTGTATTCTATACCTTCTGTTAGTTCAGCAAATTTTTCTACTTCTGTATCTGCAAGATCAGAAGCAACATCTAGAAGAATCTCATTTCTGAGAAATTCTCCATTTTCTTTGGTGAGTTCAACATTCTTTTCGATGGACTCGTTCAACTTACCTTCAAGCTCATCAACCTTTTCGGCTGCGGCATCAAGCATATCGTACTGTTCATCGGGCATAGCAATATTGTGCTCCTCAAATAGCCCTCGTAGGCCAGCGATGAAGCTGTCCGCGATTTCCGTTTTCATCTTATGTTCAACGGCCATCTCGTTCTTCTGCATCCACTCTTGAACGACATAGTTAAGGTAACCATCTACCTGCTCTGCCATCTCGTTCTGTGCCTCATCAAGCTCTTTCGCATATAGCTCTTGGTACTTCTCCTCCAGACGTTCCATTTCCTCTCGTAGTTTGGACTTGATAGCTGCTTCTAGAATAGTAGCGGCTTTCTTCTTAAACTCGTCCGAAAGATCATCCTCTCCTTCCGAAAGTGCCTGTGCGTCGTCAGAGAAATCCATTGAAGAAATACGCTCTTCGATTGTCTCCTCTTCCATTTCTTCCTCGGCAATAACTTCTCCGCCCTCAACCTCGAGCTCTTCACGAGCACCAGATTTCATAGGACCAGAACCGTTACCTTGAGCCGTCGCTTTAGCATTTGAAGGTAGACCTTTCCCACCAGCACTTCCAGGTGGTGTAGCCTTCTTCGCTTTCTTAGTCGCAGCGTCGCCGGGATCCGAAGTGGCATCAGGAGAAACAACAGCAGGACCCATATCTTGAACCTCACCAGGCAAACTTTCAGACTTCTGATTACCAGGTGCGGCACCTTTCGTGGGGGCGTCTGCAGCTATCTCTGTGAGCTGGTCTTCTTCGACGAA